TGGGCCCCCGCGCGAGCCCAGCGCAGCGGGTCGCGTGGGGAGAGCCGGAGCAGCGAAGTGAGCGAGTTCTGACCAGAATGGCCGGAACGAGGGATGCGGAGCTTGTGACGGCGAGGGAAACGGAGCCGAGCGGACTTTGCGGCGACGAGGTGAGCCGGGCCCCTCCCCTGCCGTCCGTGTTGACGGCTGCGTTCCTACGTGGAGAGAGCGGCGGTGGGGGATTCTATGCCGCGCTGCGGGCGCATGAGCCGGGCGGGGCCTGCAAAACGAGATTCCGGTTTAAGTCACATCAAAAAGCCACCAACGCCCTGGCCGCCAGTACACGAGCACTGAGGTCCTCCGAAGTGGAGGGGAGCCAAAATGTGCCGCCGTCAATGCTGGGGACGGCACCAACGAGGGGCCCTGCGTAGACGATCAGACGAAAAGGCTTTCCGGATCATATACATATTAACATTCGCGCGCACGCGCGAATGTGGGCTTGGTAAGGGCCTAAGTTTTCACCAATAAAGCAGATAAAAGCAGAAAGAGGCAATGGGGGACCCCGCCACGCCCCGCGTGGTGGGGAGAGGACGAGCCCCGGAATGAGTGAGACCTGCCGCGGGCGGCAGGGTGAGCGATATGGAGGAGGCGAGGACGACATGGATGGGTACTGGATCGTCCGGACGTATGAGGCGGGCAACGTGGGAGAAAAAACAAAATTTTTCGTCCCAGGTGCCCGCCCCACGAGATCACAGCGCCGCCTGCGGGACGCCGCCCGGAAGCAGGCACAGAACGAGTACAGCGCGGAGAAGGCGCTGGCCCGCCTGCTCAACGC